TGGCCGTGCCAATGTTGTCGTTGGTCGTGGTGCCCCAAGTGCCTGACTGATCTCCAGTGCCAATCAGCTCAAATTTAAGGTCTGAATACGTACTTGCCATGTTATTTCCTTACGTTAGAACATCTTGCCAGTTTGGAGTCTGCGCATCATTTACGTCTGTCCAACCCGTTCCTTGCGTATTGGTTATATTTTGCCAGTTTGGAACCTGCGTGTCATTTATTATTTGCCAATAAACAGCAATAACGTCTCCCTCAGACCCCGAAGCGGACGTACCTGTTATTCCTAACAAGCGGGGCGCGACTGTCAACGTTCCCAATGCTCCTTGCCCCTGCACCCCTGTCAATTCAATCGTAACAGCTAAACCAACAAAACCAACGTCAGCGTTGGTCGTCTGCGAGTTCAACGGAACAATAACTTGCGAGGACGTACCCTGTGCCTCGACCCCCAACACAAAAAGCGTAATCGCAATGTCTGTGCTTTGTACGGCCCCCGTAGCCGGATTGCCGGAAACGGTGATGTCCCGATCTACCCCAAACGATTCAATCTGTCCTTGGGCAGTTACACCAATCATGGCTAACAGAGTGTTGCCACGAGATACCGTGCCCACCTCCCCCGCTAAGCCCACTCCTGTAACTGCCAATTCCTTGCCGTGGTCAACTGTCCCCACACTCCCCACCGAATTTACGCCCGCTAGGGCCACAGTAAGGTTGCTGCCTACAGTGCCAACAAAGCCAGAAGCTGTTGCGCTGTCTTCTGTGGGGCTGTTAGTTTCAACAACGTCCCCAACCGCTCCACCTGCTGCAACGCCCGATAAGTCAACCGTAACTTGGGGCGCAGTTGTCCCAACGGAGCCAGCAGCCGGTACACCTACCGCTTCAAGTGTGCCACCCCATCCGTTGTCTCCCCAAGCGTCATCACCCCAGCCGAGAGACATGAACTGCCTCTTAGGTGGTTGCTAAGCGCAGCAGAGCAGTTGTTGTCGTATTAGCAGGCATCGTCAATGTGAACGTACCGGCAGTGATTGTCTGTGAGCCGAATGTGTGCACGCTGATAGCCTTGTTGCTTTGAGTCGAGTTGTAAATTAACACCGCATCAAACGCCGTAGACAAAGTTACTGTTGTGTAAACAATAGATGCCGAAGGCGTAAAAAACGCCACACCAGCCGTTGCTGACGAGTTGGTCGAAGTTGGAGCCGTGGCATTTGTTACCGTAACGCCACCCGCCGTATAGCCCGTACCAGACACTTCGTTAGTAGCAGAGTACGCCGTAGTAGATGCGTTGATCGTTGCTGATGCCAAGTACAGAGCCGCTTTGAGCGTGTCCGTAGTGGGGGCAGTCAAGCTGGTGCGTGATACAAGCGTTGCGGTACCAAGTTGATGCTCGCCAAGCATAAGCTGGCTCATAAACGAAGTACACATTGATTGCGTGTTTGCCATAATAGTTCCTTAAAAAGATGTCACTGAGCTAGTGAGCATTGCAGTTTTCTTCAGTCGAACATGCGCGGAACGGTGAACAAGTTCCCCCGTCAACCAATACTCAACCCATGTGGTTATTTCGTTGTCATTATCTACTGTACCTTCCCGCTTTTCAAGCAGAGAGTCGTCCATGTCGCCTTTGGTTGTGGTTACAAGCATGTGGGTCCTTATGAAATTCGCACGATTGCGCTGGAAGCATCGGCAGCGGGGAAGGTGATTAAAAACGTAGTGTTGGCTGTAGTCTTGTCCGCACCGAAGTCCAGCACCGCCACGGACTTGTTGCCCTGCGTGCTGTTGTAGATCAGAGCGCCACGAGCCGTAATCGATGAACTGGCCCAAGACGTATTGGAGAAGCTGACAAATGCGGTGGGGATGCTTGAGTTGTTGTTGCCTGACGTGGGGCCGGTTGAGATAGCCAGTGTGTTGCCGCCCGCCGTGTAGCCCGTACCAACCACTTCGTTAGTCGCTGTATAGACAGTTGTAGCGGGGCCGATATCCGACGTTGCCGTGTACAAGGCGATCTTGAAAGTGTTGGGCGAAGTCGGGCCAAAGTTGTGAACTGCCTGAAGCAGTTCCACCTTGAAGCTGGTCGTGGCTGTCTGGGCTATGGTCATGTGACTGCCTGTCTATATTGACCAGATCGGTAGGCGTCTTGACGCTCCATCCCGTCGCCCAGACGTTTAGCCAGCGCCAGCGCTTCGTTGTACTTGGTGTTGTACAGCGTAACAAGATCAACTTCACCCTTCATGTACGTGTATGCCTCGACCAAGCTGCCGTACAGCAGCACTGTGTCAAAGTTGTCGCCCAGCCATGTCTGACCAGAGGCGACGGTTGTGATCGACTCGGGGTAGTAGTAATAGTGCAACTCCACACTGTACGTTGCGTCTGGTGTCGGGCCAAGAATAAAAGTCAACTCGTTCGGGGCTGTAGTCTGCGATCCAAACAGTGCGTAGTATTTGGGAATCGCTGTATCCGTTGGCTGCGGGTACGCCTGACGGATAAAGTTAACGTCTTTGTTAAGCAAGTACTCGTACGCGCCATTAGCAGCAATAACAGCAAGTGAGTACGTTGCCAAAAAATCGTTTGGACAAGCCAAGTACTTGTTGTTAGCCGTAATGGTGCCCGTAACGTTATTACGAATCGATGGAAACTGAACCGAGTTGTAGATGCGCTGCTCCGCCTGCGTGATAAGCAAGTTGATCTGCGTTGTGCTGGACACGGTGGTGTTGTTCGCCAGAGTTGTGGCTGGGAACTGATTCTCCGTGTACGACTGAATCGCCGCTACAAGCTCGGTGTATGTCATGCTTTACGCCATTGGCCCACGGGCGGTAATGCCCTTGGTAGCTGCGCCGTTGCCACGGGTCACTATGCCTGTGGTCTTGGTTGGCTTGTAATCGTTGCTGCGGTTGTTGCCCACAGACACGTTTAAATCTTTCATGTACTGCTTGTTGTCACACGGTGGAATGACCGCCTGTGTTGGGGCTGGTCTGGTTTTGTACGATATGGCCATTTCTAACTCCTTAAGTTACTGAGATTGTTACTTGACCCACCGCCGTCGTCAACACCAGATTGTTTGGCGTCATCAAATCGGTAAAGAAACTTGACCCGCCCACCGGGTTGTAGCCCCATTGAATGTTCCGGCTACCCCCGGTATTGAACCCTGCCACGTTTACACCCGCCTCAACATACGTTGAGTCCCTGCGCGGGTTGCGTACCGCCTGTGGGTCATCTACGGGGTACATGCCCAACTGAAGCTGGGGCTGATCCGGGTCATAACAGGACGGGCAGACCAGCGTGTTGTTAATCTTTGTCTTGACAACTTCTTTACGCAGATTGGTCAGCTTAAACTGAAAACCACACCTGTCGCAAATGGCAATCGAGTTCTTGCCGGAAGAAAAACGGTTGCTCACTTACGTACCACTTCCAATAAACATCTGGCGAGGCACGAACCGTACAGACGCCTTCTCGCGATCCTCATCCGAAGCCAGTTGCCACGCCTCATCGTACTGCTGTTTTAGCACGCCCAGACGTTCAATGCCACCGGGCACCTTTATAGCCAAGTAGTAGGCCAGTCCCGCCACCATGCAAGGCACGAACCTGAAAGGCACATCCATGACGTTGACACCACCACCGGCATCCTGCGTACGGCGCAGACGCCAGTAAACCAGCGTGTAGGTCTGTGAGCCATCAGGCGTTGGCCAGACAGTAACTGCCGGGAGCTGCTCCAAGAACACGGCTGTACCCGTAGTGTGAGAGGCTGCGGTGGTGTTGTTCTGAGCGCGGAAACAGTTGTTTAGGGTATTCCCTGATATGTAACTGTAGTTGATGGTCTCATTGTCAATTTTAATAAAACCAGAGGCGGGCAGGCCCACAGTAGAACTGAGGGTGAGTGTTGTAGCCGTTGCGGTAATAGTGCCGCTCAGCGTCAGGCCCGTAGGCGAACTTTGTGCGTTGTACCGCTGAATCCAAATTTGGATAGGCCGCGCCTGTTGGATTTTGTTTGGAATCGTGGCGTAGGTTGACACGCTGATCCGAGTGATCGTCAGGTCTGCCTGTGTAGACGCCGTGTTAGCACCAGTGCGGATAACGTGCTCAAGCAGGTCAACGGTGTCTGACGGCAGGGCGTAAGTGTTTTGCCCCTGCACCAAAGTGATGGAGCCTTGCTCAAACGTCCACATGTTCACGCCACGGTTGGCCCAGTCAGCAAACAGCAGGTTCAGCGACCGGCGGGCAGTCCGCAAGTCGTAACCAGTACGCATCTCGCTACCAACGCGCTCAAACGCTTCCTCAACCAGATCAGTTAGGTCAAGGTTAAAGGCTGCTGTGCCAGAGGTGGTTGCCATTATCTAAACCCTGCTGTTTTCTTTGCAATACGCTTGGGCTGCGCTACGAATTGCTTCCCGGCTTTTTTGCCAGCACGCTTCGCACGAGTTGTAGCAGCGTACTCAGCGCTGCTGAGACTTTTAATCGCAGCTTTTGGAAGGTATCGCTCACCTGTTTCAGAAGATTTTTTACCACTTTTTGTTGTCCAATCTTGTTTGCCCCAGTCTTTGAGGGATTTCTGCGGTGCTTTCATATCAGTCTTTATAGCCGCCACCAGCAGCTTTGTAGCGTTTGGCCATCAGTTGGGCCTTACGGGCTGACCACTGACCTGCTCCGGTGCCTTGCACTGCGGCAGCTTTGATGCTGTTAAAGATGCGTTTGCGAAGACCGGGCTTGGTGTAGTTACCTGCTTCATTGACCTTACCGCCTTCAGCCATTTTGACGGCTTTGGCTTTGGGTATTTTCTTTGGGTTTATGGCCCCCATGCCACGGCTGGACATCATGGTTACACCATCCGGCCTTTTGTGTGGCCCTTAGAGATGCAGCCATCCGCACGAGTGACACCACCGGACTTGAAGCGTTTACCCATTTCGGTCTTGGTAGTTGGTGCTTTCTCCGCTGCCTTCTTGGCTTTTTCATCAGCCATCGTCTGCTTCATAGCATCCGTAGGTGGCGCATCAGTGCCGCCAGAACGAGCTTCTTCTCTAGCTTTTTTTGCCAGAGCTTCTGCGTCAATTTCTGCTTGTTTTGAATCAGACATGATCAGCACATCCTTCCGCGAGTCTTGCCTTTGGAGGCAATACCGTCGCCACGTTTAGAAGCCGAAGAGGTCATGCCACCAGAGGCCATCTTCTTGACTACGCCGCCGCGCTTGCCGGTGCTCATATCGCTAGTCTCTTTGTTTTCGTAGTCCACATTTGTACCGGGGCGACGAACACCACCAAGACCAGAACTCGGCGCATCGGAACGAGGGGTACGACCCCCGCTGCCGGAACCGCTATTAGGGCTTGACATATCAGCACGAGCGCTTCGGTCTCCACCCTCAGCGACTACGGCTTTTGCGTTTCCAATCTTTCTTGGGTTATCACTTAACACGGGGGAACCGCTGGGAGCGAACCGTTCGGTTTGACTAGGGCTTGACATATCAGCACGAGCGCTTCGGTCTCCACCCTCAGCAACTACGGCTTTTGCGTTTCCAATCTTTCTTGGGTTATCACTTAACACGGGGGAACCCCGTGGGGAGAAACGTGAGGTCCCAGAAGATGCCGAAGCACTTGGTGCTTTTTCTGAACGAGCTACTTTAGCAGGAGTGGTTTTAGTCTCCGCATTGCGCTTCATCGCCCCTTCCAGATCGCCAAACTCGGTGTCTTTTGTTGTTGCGGGGCCTGCAAACCGGTCGCTACCGTCTATTTTTTTCCCCTCTGCTTCGCCGCGAGCCCGCATTTGATTAGCCCTCATAAGACGACCCGTCTCGGCATCTTCGTCTTCTGCGGTTTCCGCATAAGTTCGAGATTTTTCTGTCGCCGCCGGTGCTGCCGCCTTAGTTTCACCTTTGGCGCCAAACAACTTGTCTTTGTTCATATAGGCAAGACCGGCCAGTGCCGCCAAACCTGCTAAACGCCCTGCTTTTTTGCTTGCCATGATGACTCCTTAACAGGCTTTGCCGCCGTTTTTCATCTTGATCATTGTGCCCTTGGTCTTACCCTTGGACTCAATACCGCCGCCTTTGGCCAATTTAGTCATGGCTGCACCCTTGTGCAAGCGACCTTCATGTTTGTTAACGGCTTTCTGCATCATGCCTTTATCTTGCTTCATGTCTGCTTTAGCCATGCCACCGTGTTTCATTTGGCCTACGCCATCTGCGGCAAAATCTGGAACTTTTTTACCGTCTTTATTCATAACCATAGTCATGCCGCCGGGGGCCATCTTTTTCATAGCCGAGTCTTTCATCATCTTGCCGTCGGGCATCTTGTGCATGCCGTCTTTTTTCTTGGCCATGATTGCCATCATCCCGGGGTTCATTTTTGAAGCCATAGTATCACCACCTTTATTAAAGAGTTCAGTCTTACCCTGACGAGTTTTCGGCTCGTTTACTTTCTGAAGATCAGGTCGGGACTTGTTGCCTCCAAACTTGATGCCTTTGCTTTTTTCGCTAAAATCCTTGGCCACTGCCACCGGCACACCAGCCTTCTTGGCAAACGCCGGGTTGTGTGCTGCGGCGTCCATGAACCGCTTTTGCTTGTCACTTGTCGCTGGCATTGGGTTTCTTTCGGCCAATGAGTTCAGAGAACGGCTTCCCGGTGACCATTTCAGCTATACGCATCAAGGTCCAGACGGCACCGATAAAACCAAAAACAGGTGTAAGGAGTTCCAAGAATGATCCAATAGCAGCAGCCACCGACGCAAGGTCAATGATGTTTTTAACGGTGTCGTGAGTCTGTGTCATGTCAGCACTTCCATCTTGCAAGAGCAGCCGCCTTGCGGGTGGGCTTGCCCTTTTCGTCTTTCATTGGGCCCGGCATACCGCTCATACGGGCGCAGAACGAATCCTTGCGCTTGCCGCCCTGCGGTTGCGGGGCCTTCAGGTTGCTACCCGTAGCAGCGTTGTACTTGGCACGGCCTTTAGCAGTCAAGCCCGCCCCCTTGGAGATGGGCAGCTTTTCGCCGCGACCAACCGAAAGAACCGGGCCTTTTTTCTTAGCCATAGAAAATTGTGACTGAGCCTATGCTCGTCACATCCGCATAAATATTGGTGCTAAACAACACACCTTCACCCGGAAATATCAAGTATGTGGGCTGCGTAACAGAGCCTACCGTATTCAAGGTCAAACGAGTTGTCCCGCTTACACCGCCATCCTTAAACACAATACTGCCCGCAGTGGCAGCGGGGATTATGTAAACGGCCTTCACCCTTGCACGGGTTATGGTATTGCTTGCTTGGTTTGTAAATTGTCCGTCAGCAGTAAGTACCTGACTTACCAGTACATCAGTTTGCATGCTCATAATCAATCTCCTTTAAAAACGGGGCCGAAGCCCCGAAATTGATTAAGCGTTTGCGAATGGTGTAGCCACAGTACCTGTGCCCATCACCGTGCCTTTGACCATGTACTTATTGGCTGCAATTGCAAAGATTTCAACCCACGATCCTGCAACACCGCCAGTGGTAGTGCCGTTCAAGTTGATGAAGTCGTTAGCAGCGGCAGCGAAGAAACCAACCAATGTAGCACCGTCCGCGTCGGTGTCGTTCATTACGATTGTGCCAACAAACTTGTCAGTACCGTCTGTACCAATTTTCAACGAGCTAGTGGCAATAGTTGTAGGAACCCAGATGGTGTACAAAACGCCTTCGTTGTTCAGCGTATTGGGGTCTTGGCCGGGGCCAGACGTAACGGGGTTAGTTGAAACATTGATTACAGGTAGCGTCAATGTCAGAGCAGCGGCCAAAGTGCCGCCAACAGAAATGATGCGACCGCCGTGATCTTCGGGGGTCAACGTAGTGCTGGATGTAATTTCAACAACAGAGGCTGGGCCTTGTTGGTAAATGCCGCCCAATGAACGAACTGGGCCTTGAAACGTAGAACGTGCCATGATTATTTCCTTACATGCAAGTTAGGCGTATCAGTCTGCATGTCGTCAGCCGGGACTGTCTGATACACCGGAAAGCCCGGAGTGGTTTAAATATACACCAAATAACAAAAAAGAAAAGCCCCCAAAGGAGCTTTTCTTCACGCCGTTTAAGCGCCGGGGGAACCGAAGATACCCAGAGGATCGGAAACACCGAAGCTGTAACGCTCGCGGGCCTTGTAACGGCTGTTGCCGGTATCAAAGTCAGCATCCATACCGTTTTGCAACGGGCTACGGACAAAGTGCTTCAAGCCGTTTGGCACATCGGTACACAAGAACCATGCGTTGCTATCTGTCAAGTAGTGATTGACAGTGTAGCCTTCGCGGATGGAACTGTTGTTCTTCAGTGCATTAAGGTCGTTGTCAGCAGTACCGACGCGGAGTTCGGTTTCCAACAAACGGGTTGCAACGAATTGCAGGCTTGGAGGCACGATCAGTTTTCTAGGCTGAGAAGCAATCAACAGGCCACGCTCGTCTGTCCAACCAGCGATCTGAATAACGGCGGCTTCCAGAGAAGTCTCGTTCAGGTCGGCAGCGACAGTAGGACGATTGCTGTTGGTACCACCAGACACCAGAGGGTGGGCTGTCGAGCACAGAACCACACCGTCACCGTAGGTAGGGCCACCGGTAAAAGCGTTGTTCAGGATCGCAGCAGCTTTAACCTGCTTGGTGTAAGCCATGGCGCGAGCCAGAGCTTTGGTGTATCGAGCGGACAACGAGTCATACAAGTTGTCTTCAATAGCCTCTTCGGTCAGGGAGAAACCCATCGCAATGGTTTCGTGCACATAGCGTGCAGTCCATGCCTCTTGCGCGTTGTCGTACTGGAGCGCGGAACCCTCGTTCTTCACAGGGGCGGCACTAAAGCCAGACAACTTGGTTTCTTCTTCAAAGGAACGCTCAGAGGTTTCAGTCTCGTAGATTTCCTTGTGTTCTTCGCCGTACTTTTTGTACTCCAAACCAAACAAAGCGTTCAGGCCGGGGAGTAGTTCTTTAAGTAGCTGTGCACGTGAAATAGCCATGATTTAGCTCCTTAGATGCCGGTAGAGTTGTTGTACTGGTGCATAGTCGCGTTGATCTTGACGATAAACTCAACAAATACATCAGCGCCTGTTGCTGTCTCACGAACCACATCAATGATGCGGATAGGCAGCGTTGAGGTAACAGCTTGAGTACCTTCATCAATAGCCACTGCTGAGTTACCAGAAGAGGTAGAGCCAGCGTTTTGAATCAAAGCAATGTTGTTACCAATAGCAGAAATGCCCATTCCGGCCACAGTTGTGGTTGCAGAACAAGAAACTACTTTGAACAGCGTATCAGGATCATCGGCGACCACAGCGAAGATTTTAGTCCCCGAAGCAATTGCTTGGCTGGCTGGGTAATACTGTTGTTGCTGGACTTGACCAGTCGATTGGTTGGTAAAACTTACACCTAAAAACACACCGACAGGCGTGGCAGTTGCGGTGCCAGCGTCTAACTCGATTGTTCCTGCTGCAACACGTTTTACCAAGTCACCATAGAAAATGCTGGTGGCATAACCACTTGCAATTTCCATCAAACGGGTTGAACCCGCAAATACCTGTCCACCTATTAGGTTTACAGGCTTTAGACCGTAAGGGGCCGAGACTGTAGGATAAGCCATATTAAGCTCCTAAAAAATTAAGTACCGTTGCCAAAACGAGACACCGTAGTTTTTCGCTCGTTGTAGAGCGGCATACGGGGATCGTTCTCGCGCATGAGATTGTTGTCAACTGATTTCATCTGCGACGACGCTTGGGTGTTAAACCACGCATTACGGTCTTGGACAAACTCAGTAGGAGTTTTACAAAGCATCAGACCACCAATCACAATATTGTCTTTGAAGCGTTCGTTTTCGACGCCTGCAACGAAAATCTCGGGGTGTTCAGCAGCCTTGACGGGCTCCCAGCCTTCTTGAAGTTTTAAGGACACATTCATGGCGTCGGCTTCGCCGCGAGTGCTGATGCGAACCCAGTGGAATTCATAGCCATCCTCGGGTAGAGGAGTTGGCAAGGTCTCGGGACGAGTCCACGATTTCTTGCGAGCCGTTTTTTCACGAGTTTCCAGATCACGATTAAGTCTATTTTCAGCCATTTTGTTTCCTCAATTCTATAGCAACCTGTTTGGCGTATTCATTCAGTGGCACTCCGAGCCTGTTAGCCAGAGCAACTTGCGTACGCGAGAGCGTGATCTTTTTAGGGGCCACACTTCGTGTTGCAGATGCAACGACTGTCGTCTTACGACGACGCTCTTCGGTCACCTCCTCCTGTCCGTCATCGTCCTCAAAGGACTCCGGGAACACTTGGCGCATACGAGAGTTGATTTTCTCGTAGTAGTCGTCAGATCGCGGGTTGACGCCCTGTTTAACCAGTTTTTGGTGCAACCCCAGCGCAAAACTGGTCATCTCATCGTCATCTCCGAACCATTTATTCTTGGCTTGCCAAGTTACGGCGCGGTCGTCAACAGACGGTGCTGGGGCGTTTGTTGGGATTTGTACACTATATTCATCGTCTTGTAAAGCAGGCAGTTTCAGGTTGTTTACCCGATCAATTTTTATCTTTGCGGCAGTTAATGCTTCTTGGGCCTCGACTACAGCGTCTGCTTCACCAGATTCATAGGCTAACTTGTACTGAGTTTTCGCTTTACCAAGCTCGTCAGTAGCCATTTGTTTGGCTGATTCCAGCATTGCCTCTTGGTTTTTAGAGACGGTGCCCTTGAGCTTCTTGTTCTCCTCGGCAACCTGCTGTGCATAGCGCAGAGCTTCCTCACGTTCCTTGGTGGCAGATTCTGCGGCACGCCGTTGGTCGTGGTAACCCTTGCTAAAGTGTTGCAGGCGCTTGCGTACCTTCTCGGAATACTCGTCCATTTCCTCTTCGGAAAGCTCCATGGGAGCCTTGGAACGCTTTTTCCCTTGGTCTTCTTCGGGGCGGTCGTCAACCACCTCGATGTCGTAGTTATCTTCCTTGGCTTGCACCTTGGTTTTTTCACGCTTGGTTTCTTCATCCGAAGCGCGACCCTCGACTTTCAGCGCAAAGCTGCCGTCGTTATTTTCTACAAAGTCTGTCTTGTCCGAAACTTTATCGGGATCGGGAAACTCAAACTCAACTTTTTGTACTGGCATGATTTATTCCTTATGCACGCGATACACCACGCGGGTCGGTTACGACAGCCTCAATTGAGTCGTCGTTCATGATTCGGTATTCGACATTATTTACACTGACACGAGTGCCTGTGTAAGAGGCAAACACCACGTAGTCACCTACCTTGCACCAAGGGCCATTTGGGAAACGAATCTTGTCAGAATAGGCTTGTTCGCCCATGTCAAGCACAAGGCCGACAGTGGACATGATGCGTTCTTCACGTATTGTTTGCTTTGCCTTGATGATGCCCATTTCACCGAGCGTTTCTTCAATTTGTGGCAACGCAACTAGCAGCCGATAACCAACGGGCTTTGGAAGCTGGGCTTCCACTTCGTCGTCAGTAACAGCGTTTTCGACTTGATCAGTCATTATCTTCTTCTTCCATTTGTGAGCGCGAAAGGTCTTTAGTGGTTTGGGTAGCAAGCTGGAGACCCCGAATCCTGCCTACTACTTCCCGGTATTCAGCAAAGTCTTTAGCTCCACCGTTTATCAAGAACTGGGTTGAGGAAGCTATATCTTCCTCGTGTTTCATAACAAGCACGTCAAAGACGGATTTGGCCATGGGTTACTCCTTCTTCCCTTGGGATTTCGGTGCGGCTAACACCTTGAGTGCATCAAGTTTCAGACGTTGCTGAGCTTGAGAATCTTGAGACTGGACACGATTGGCCTCCTTGCTGGCCTCGATCTGCACGCGCTCTTTCTCCATAACGAGTTTTGCTGCGGCAATATCTGCGTCGGTCTGGTCTCTCTGTACCTTGCGGGTGACTTCCATCTCCTGCACTTTGACCTTGGCCTGCTCCAGCTTGAACAGCGGGTCTTCGGCCTGCTCCTGAGCTTGTGCCTGCGCGGCTTGTTGCTGATGCTGCTGAGCCAACTGCTTGCCACCATCGGCGATGAGCTTGGACAACTGCACTTCCACGTCTTCCGGCAACTGCTCGTCTGGTGGTGGCAGGGTGACACCGAGGCGTTCTTCCATCTGTTTGCGGTAGCTGAAACCCAAGTGCTCGGCAATGTGTGCTTGCAGTGAAGCCATGATCTGCTGAGCCTGTGGGTTCTGGCCAATAGTTTGCGCAATCATCGGGTCTTGCATGAACGCTGTGTGGGTCGCAATGTGTGCGTCGTGATCTTGGTAGATAAACGCCTTCATCGGTTTGCCCACCAACGCTGACATGTTCTCCGACACGGGGTCACGTGGCCTCTGATCTTCGCTCGTTGGCACGATCTTGTCCGCATTCTTGATGCCCAGCACCTCAATCATCTGGCGGTGCAGATACGGCAAGTCATAAATCTGCGGCGCAGACTGCGACATCTGGAACACAGCTTGGTACTGCACCACACGCTGGGCCATCGTGCTGCTGTTCGGGTCGCTGACGGGGATGACATCCACCATCGCGTAGTCGTCCCGGCGTGCCCGTGCGAGGCCGGTCTCCGGCTGATATTCGTACTCTGTCGGTGCTTCTTCAGAGATGATTCGCTTCAAGAGCTTGAACTCTTGTTTCATCGCGTAGTGCACACGAGCTTGCACAGCCGCCATAGGCTTGAGCGTACGCTCCAACAATGCCAACGTGGTGCCCACCGGAGCATTTGCGCTCATGTCCGATATGTTCATGTCGCTGATCGCGCCAAGGCGACGGCCTTCATCAGTAATGCGCTGGAGGAGGGCCAGAAGTGTTTGTGACGGCTCCTTGTACGGGAGCATCATGATGTTGTCTTTGATCGCGCCGCTCGGCACGTCCACATCGCGGAACTCGCCCGGTGCGATAGGTGTGTCGTCACCCTTTGTACGCATGCCCCGAGTCTTCAGGCCACCCGGCAAGTTAGACAGCGTACCAGCGTCCACCAACTGGCGAATGATCGAAGTACCTGCGCGGGCGTAGCCACCGATGATGTGGATCAAACCCAGACCATAGAAGCCAAAACCGGGCACGTATACATAATGCACGAAGTGCTGGTCTTTTAAACGCAGTGGGTCTTCCTCTTCCCAGTTGCGACGCACAGCAAGAATCTCTGTGGTGCCACGGTCAATAGTCACGATGTAGGGCTTGGGTAGCTCGTCTTCTTCGTCGTCCACGCCCTCAATCAGCATGTCAACGCTGATCTCCAGCAGCGTGTACCGCTCATCGTTCTGGATTGTGTAGCCGCCCTCTTCAGCTTTTTTCTTCTCCACGTCTGTGGGAAACGACTGGGGATCGCCAAGGTCAACCTCACGGTAGAACCCATTGGCCATCAGCTTGTCCAACTCGTTCTTTGTTTTACGCATCACGTGGGTAATACGCTCTGCGTTCTCAATGTGTGACGTGCCATAAGGCACGATGACATCCTCGGCGGGGAGGTAGATAGATACTTGACGACCTAGCAGTGGGTCAAAGTACACCTTCTTGAACGCGCTACCCGCAAGACCCAAGCTGTACAGCATGCGCTCATGCTCAGGCCGGTACTCGACCATGCGCTCAGTCAACTGATAGTTCATGTCGTTCTTGACACGCTCAGCGGCCTCTTCCTTCTCCTTTGAGGTCTTGCCAAGAATCTTTGTCTTGACAGGGCCAGCGGCGGGGAATGTCTCGCTCATGGTCTCAGCTTGGAACCTGATCGCAGCTTCGGCCAGCACTGTCGAGTACACGCCACAGGCATCGTCCCACGGCTCGGTGCGCTCCTCATACTTAAACCCCAGCACCTCCAGACCCTTGACAAACGTATCTGCCCAGTCTTTGCGGGACATCATGTCAGCTTCAAACAACTCAATCAAGTCACTGGACAGTGTGTGCAGCATGCCCTCATCAATATGCTCCGCGAGATTACTTTCAAAGTCAGACTCGTCCTCCTCATCCTTGGCCTCGCCCATGATGATCTCTGCACCGCCGTCAGGCAACATGTTGACCGTGGACTCCTCGTCCATCTCGATCTCAATACTGTCGCCCAAACTCTCCAGTCCTTGCGGCGCGGAGTACAAGCCCTTACTCATTGAATCTGTTGCTGCCATGATTTGTCCTTAGTAGTATCCACCCTTACGGGATTTGAAATATCGAATCTCATCCGGCTCATCAGAAGGCAGTCGGATAAAGCCCCCTTGTCGAAACCGCATCAGTGCCATGACTGTTGAGTCCACCAAGTCATCGTTACTCATGAACGGGAAACCTGCAATCTCCTCCACAACTTCTTCCGCCCAGCGGGTGTCAGGCACCCAACACAGGCCAGAGCGCACGATGTCTGCCACAGAGTTTAACCGTGCCAGCTTGTCTCCGCTACCTCTGTGTGGGGTGAACTCCCCCACAGGAATCCCCGTGCGCCTCATCTCTTGGTACAACTGCGTACCTGCGGACTTCTTCTCCACGATGAACGCATCGGGCTCCCACTCTTTGTATTCAGCATACGCAAGCTCTTTCAGCTCGGGAAACTCCAGACGCTTCTTGATTGAGTTCAGGAGGATGATGTTGTGGCACCCCTCCTCGTCGTTCATGAACACGCCCCACGTAGTCAGGGCGGTAAAGTCAGCGCGGTTGTGGCTCTCAGCCGCCGCGTCCAGACTCATGATCACGTACTCACACGTTGGGGGGTCTTCTTTTTCCCACAGCTTCCACCAGTCACGCTTGACAACTGAGGCTTCTTCTGCGGTGGGGTTCTGCTGGTACTGCGCGTTCCACTGGAACGTAGGCATCGACGCCTTTGTCCGCAGCAGCGCCGTCATGTCAAAGAACTCCGGCCAGAGCGGCTTCTGCACGATAGAGCCGTCGGGCTGCTCGGTGTCTACGATGGCCGGGAACTCAATTACCTCGTACTGATCTGAGCCCTCGTTGGCTCGCATGTCATTGGTAACGCGCCCCGTCAGATCATTTTGGTGCCATCTTGTTTGGACGATGGCAACTCTTCCGCCCGGCATAAGACGAGTACGGGCACCGTATGTAAACCACTCGTACGCTTTGTCAAACA